CAATTCAGCTCAGGTGAGCAGAACTGGCGGCGCACCACAGACGGCAATAAATCAAGCAAGTATCGACAAATATTTTATTCACAGCTATAACTTGCAAGATCTTTTAATGCAAACGGATGCAGTTGCACTCGACTACGCAAGGGCCTACGTCGCCAGCCGTGCTGAAACTAAGGTTAGATGCGATGGAATCGAGTTGGACCTATACACAGCGAATTATAATGCGGGCATTATTGCGGCCCTGGAGTTGGACTTCTTTGATCCGATTAGAATTGTTACTACCCAGCCAGGCGGATCTACCCTGGATAACACTTTGCAAATTTTCGGGGTAGCCACCAATATAACACCGAACAGCTTTAGGGTCTTCTTTACGACCCTTGAACCAGTCATCGATGCACTGATTCTAAATAACAATATATACGGCACGTTAGACTATAATGTGCTCAGTTACTAAGGAGAAATAATGGCCGCTGGTTTAGGATTTAAGGACTTTACGACAGGCGAGGTATTAACCGCAGCCGATGTTGATGGCTATTTAATGCAAGGTATTTGGGTGTTTGCTAGCAACGCTGCTAGGGATGCAGCTGTAACAGCACCAGCAGAAGGTAATTTTGCATTTACTAAAGACACTAACAGTTTATGGTATTACGATGGCGCAGCTTGGGTTGCATCTGGCGCTACTGGTGATATTGAAGGCGTAACCGCTGGCGTAGGTATTTCAGGTGGTGGTACTTCTGGAACAGTAACAGTTACAAACTCAATGGCAACTGCAATAGATGCTAAGGGTGATTTAGTTGTTGGTACTGGCGCAGATACTTTTAGTAAATTAACTGTAGGCGCAAATGACACAATTCTTGTGGCAGACTCAACAACTGCAACTGGACTTAAATGGGCTGCGCCCGCAGGTGGCGGTTCAGGATTAACTTTAATTCAACGCACAAGTTTTTCAAATGTTGCCAATACTGGCACAACTTTTGACGGCATATTTACCTCAACCTATAAATCCTATCAAGTAGTTTTTGAAAAATTTCATGGAGTAACGGCCGACAACGACCCAATTCTAGAATTTCTATATTCAGGTTCAGTTCAAAGTACGCAATATGTAGGCGCAGCGGGTGGTGCAACATACAATTCGGCTTCGTTTGACAATGTCCAAAACTCTTTTACTGCTCAATTTACTTTCGGTTCACATATTGGCAGTAGTGACTACATAAGCAGCGGTGTTATGTGGTTCTCAAAAGTTGGAAATGCTTCAGAAAAACCTAATCTCACTGGAATTTGGGTTGAACCAAATGATGGTAAAAGTAGGTTTTTAGGTTGCACAGTAGATGATGCAAGAACATATACTGGTTTTAGATTAAGGTCTAGTTCAACAAATGTTACTGGCACAGTAGCAGTTTACGGATTGGCGGCGTCATAATGAAAACAAAACAAGAAATAATTGCAGAACTTAAATTGGAATTCATAACTCTCAAAGTTGGTGATGATGATAATGGTTACACCGATTTATCTGCTGAGGAATACGAAGCGACTATTGCTAAATGGGCAGATGCCAAACTTGAAAGAATAGCAAGAGAAGCGGCAGTCGAAGCAAAAGCTGAAGCTAAGATAGCAGCACAGGCTAAACTTGCAGCACTTGGATTAACTGTTGAGGATTTGACAGCTCTAGGTTTGTAATGCAACCCAAACTATGTGCAGCTGGTGTGCAGTTAAGAGATCAAGTTGATACGTGGTTTCCAGATAGGTGTGTTAAAAGTCCAGAAGGATGGCTGGGCGATAGCCGTCACTCCGCCAGAAAATCGGATCATAATCCAGACGAGTTCGGGTGGGTCAGAGGTCTTGATCTTAATTCTAGGTTGGAGTCATCCGACAGCCTCGCACCTTATCTGGCTGACCAGATCAGAATCGCAGCCAAATCGGATCCACGCATATCATACGTCATCTATAACGGGCGAATATGCTCGAAGATATTAAACTGGCGCTGGCGTAAATACAAAGGCATCAATCCACACAAGCGACACATACATATTAGTTTTACAAAGTTAGGCGACCTAGATAATAGGCCGTTCAATATACCACTAATAGGGGGCAAGATATGAAGATAAGCAAAAAGCAACAGGCCGTACTTAAATCATACGTGCGTGGCGTATTGGTTTCATTCTTAACATTCTTAGCAAGTAATGAATTGGGATTAGATCCTGTTGTAGCTGTGGTTATCTCAGCGCTCGCAGGTCCAGCAGTCAGGGCTTTAGATAAATCCGATAGTGCCTATGGCCTCGGTGCTAATGACGCATGACACCTACAGAATGGGCTGGCTTTGGCGCTGGCGTTTGCGCCGTGCTAACAGGCGGGCTAGTCGCATTACGTTTCTTAGTTAAAGGTTGGCTAAATGAACTGAGGCCCAACGGAGGGTCCAGTATGAAGGATCAATTAACAAGGCTAGAACAGCGTGTTGATGATCTATTTATTCTAATTAGTAAGCGATAATTTTAGTATGGCTACCGTTCGCAAGCGTAAAAAGATAAGCAGACGCAGGGTGCGTAAGTCGCCTGACCCATTAAGCAAATTAGAAGTTTTCTACATTGCCAAACACGAGATGTTTAAAGCAGCACGTAAGGCGGGTTTCTCCGAGTCCGTTGCGCTGTATCTCATGGATAGCCCTGAATCAATGCCTGACTGGATCGTAGGCGACAAGGGAATTATCCCAACTATCCCTACTCCAGACGAGGAAGACGATTAAGCGTTGGCTAGTAATCTCAGACCTGCAGGTTCCATACCAATTGGATTCTGCCGTAAAGAATATCATCAAGCTAGCCAGGCGGGAGAAGTTTGATTCTGTACTGGTGGTTGGCGACGAGATTGACTTTCAATCGATTAGCAAATGGAGTGAAGGAACACCTCTGGCTTATTCAGAAGACCTACACGCTGATCGTGAGCTATGCAAGCAGATTCTCTGGGATCTCGGTGAGTACAGTCCAGAAATGCATATTATCAGGAGCAATCATACTGATCGCTTATACAACACTTTATTAAAAGTTCCAGGCCTTATAAATTTACCTGAGCTACAGTACCCAGCCTTTATGGGCTTTGCCGATATGGGCATGACTTACCATCGCAAGGCTTATGAGTTCCACCCCGATTGGGTGTTATGCCACGGGGATGAGGGCAATATGAGTCAACACGCAGGCATTACGGCCTTAAATTTAGCCAAGAAATTTGGTAAATCTGTACTAGCGGGACATTCCCACAGGCTTGGTTTAAGTGCCTACTCAGAGGGCGTAAACGGCCATTATAGGGCCTTATATGGCTGTGAGGTAGGTAATCTTATGGATAGAAAGAAAGCGGGCTATATTCGCTATAACAGCGCTAATTGGCAGAATGGGTTTGCTATACTCGAGTCCGAGGGAAAGACGCTGACACCCACGTTAGTGCCTATTGATCCGAAGGATGGCTCATTTACCGCACTCGGCAGGTATTACAGGTAAAACGTTACCAAACCGTTATACAAATATGCACCAAAACAATCCACAAAGTCATACACAGGTGCAATACTAGGCCCATACCACGAAGCACAGTAGTGGTAGAAATGGGCTACAAATGAAAATACAGATTGACGTAAAAGCGGCTGACTTTGAACAGCTATGGATCAATTCAATGGAATGGAATGGCCAAGATTGGGAAAAGCAGGTAGATAGATTCGAACCTGCTCCATTGCTAACTTGGAAATATGCGTATTGGTTTGACAATTACGCTGCACTAAAAATGGCCCAAGCGTTTCTTAACGCAATGGGTTCTAACCAAACTACACACAGCGATGAAGGTACGGGCGACCGGGTGCTCTTAACTAATTACGCAAGCCCTTGCCATTTACGCAAGACACTGGTGACTGCATGAACTTATACTCTGATTTAAAAGATCTAGGTTACGTAATTATGTGGGGTATCACTATTGGCTGTTTAGTCTTATGGATTATCCATGAGATCAAAGAGAGCGCATTTCAGTCGGGATACTGGAAGGGCCGCAGCGATGGTTGGAAGGTTGCAAATAGACATAGGGATCTAACTGATGCCAACAACAACTGAAAAGTTATTAGCTGATGTCGTTGATTTGGTTCACACAAGAGGCAAGATCTACGGTCATCCTTACACAAACCATAAAAGGATCAGTGAACTCTGGTCGGCATATCTCGATCATCCAATTACACCTAGTCAAGTCGCATTATGTATGGCGCTCGTCAAGGTTTCTCGGATTAGTGAGTCTCCAAATCACACAGACTCAATCAAAGACGCTATTGCTTACCTTTCAATATACCAGACCGTGCTTAACGCAGAAATGGATATCAATTACACCTGGGGGGTTGACTAATGGGCTTTAATTTACAAGATTACGAAACAGTCGAAAGCCGACTTGAAAAGTTTTGGAAGGATTATCCAGATGGAAGAATATCTACAAAGATCGAGCAGGCCACAGACACTAGATACATTATTAGTGCTCAACTATTTAAGACAGAAGCCGATGCACAGCCGTGGGCGACTGGGCTTGCTAGTGAGAGCGTGTCTGATAGGGGTGTCAATTCAACTTCTGCATTGGAGAATGCTGAGACTTCAGCGATCGGCAGAGCGCTTGCAAACGCAGGTTATGCAGCTAAGGGCAAGAGGGCTAGCCGAGAAGAAATGACAAAGGTGGCAAATTATTCTCCACCAGGAACGAGAGCTAGGGCTGTAGAAAATGTGTTGCGTGCATCGTTTGCAGAAGACAAAAAAGAACCAACTGTTTGGTCAGT